CTTTCGTAATAACAAAGCCGAGGCCATACGTTACGTGAGTATAGCGGTCAATGAATCCTTGTTGTGCGGAATCATACGATACCGAAGCACCTTCGCCTTTAACTGCGGCGAGTCCAAACATCGAAGTACCAACATCTTCTTCGAAAGCTTTGCGAGAAGTTTCTTTCTTAAAGATTTTATCCCATTCGACAGGGAATTGATTGTAAGCATCACCATACCAAGCGTTAATACCGGGCCAAAGTGCCTTACCGAAATTGCCTCTATTGATAGCCATAGTAAGTCTCCTTTAGTCCTAGTTAAACGCCAGTCGGGCCAGTACGATAAGCATGATTAACAAACGAACACACCCAAAGAGTATGATTGTTTGAAGCAGTAGGCAAATCGTTATTTGGAGTATTATACAAACGGCGCAGTTTCAAAGGAGCTGCCGTTGTAGTAACAGTAGTACTATCGCTGTCCAATTCATAAGCACTACGACCAGTAACAGTACTGCCAGTGGTAGTTACCCAAGTAATATGTGCTCCAACATCCGTGACGATAAGATAGTCACCGGCTCCGTCTTCTTGACCAACAAACTCAAGATCAGGATCATCTGCTACAAGAGCAATCCTTCTGTTAGTTGCATCAGCATAATTTTGTCCAAGTTGATCTGGAGCAGGTTCAAAACCAACAACAATACCAACAGGATAACCAGAACCATTAGTAGCAACATCAGGAACAACATAAGGAATACCCTGTGCGTCCTGACCATTAACTTTCAATCCAGCAGCACCAGCAGTACCTTGAAGTTTGACCGGATCTCCTACAAAAACTGCCGTACCAGTAGTAAGATACCGATTAACTTGCCCAGTATAGGGACCACCATTACGACTAACAGGAGTAAATCCTCTAGGCGTGTCAGTAGTTCTAATTGCCATAATTCATTTCCTTTTAAAATATAAGAATAAGTTACCTACGAACGTCAATTTTTCCGTAGTTTCCTTTTTCTTTGTCAGTTGAAAACAAAGCCTCTTCAGTCTCTTTCAACCGTTTCCGCTTATAAGCTTGATCTTCTTCATAGTATTCTTTTGGAATTGCCATAAGATAAGCAGTAACACCGCCACCCATACGCTGAGAAACAATTGACGAGTCCAATTTGGCTGAGTCGATTGTCATATCACCGACAACCTTCCCTTTGGAGTTAACGAATTCGTACCCTCTATCTTTAAGTTGAAGGATTCTCTCTCCGGTATCGTTAACCCAACGATAAGTATAATTCTCTTCATCCAGACCGTTTACAACCAGTCTATTCCTCTCCGCAGCTTCCAAAGGAGTACGGCGAGGTCTCTTAGGAATTGGTTTAATATCTTTTTCCAAAATAGACATTTTAGCCCTCACTTGCTTTAATGTAATCTTTCATATATTGCTCTTTACTTATTCCGCTATGCCTAACAAGAGTATTCATGATCTTTAATTCTTCCTCAGACATATTGCGCTCTATTTGTGCGTATTTATCGGTAGTCCGATTACTGCCACTCTGTTGGCGACTCCCTTGAACATCAGGTGAAGGTGGCCCTTTCCTGAATTTGTCCGCAAAGATTTTACGGACACTGGATTCTACATGTGTTTGGAGAGCATGGGGATCTACTTGTTTCCCCAATCTCTTCTGCTCATCCACATAGATATTGGCCGTGGCATCAGCATAGGCACGCATTTCGCGATCTTCTGTATACCACTTATTACGATCAATCCAAGCTTGTACATCTGGGTCGATTTGATTTTGAGTTTGAGCCTGTTGCTGTTGGACTTGTGCCCGAGCCTTGGCTCTTTCAACAGCTTGTTGCTCTTTAGTCTGGTCGATTTTTTCTTCTAGTTTTTCGACCGCATCATAATCACCTTCGTTCCAAGCCTGTTTGCGTTGAGATTTAAGATCCTCAAGAGCTTGCTTATAAGCGACCTCACGATACTTCATGAACTCCTGATAAACAGAACTCAGGGCGTTTCGTGCTTCGTGGGCTTCCTTTGAAATATGACGCATTCTTTCAAAGATTTCGCCTCGCTCAAGCCATTCCTTAGCGGGACGCCAATCATCAGGATCTCCGTGAAACTGATCCTTTGGCCGCCAGCCCTTTTCAAATGCTCTTTGTTCAGCTTCCGATAGGGACGAAGAAGGCGTTTCAGTGCTTTCTTCTGTCGCTTCTTCATGAACGCTTTCCAAGAGTTCATCCTTGGTAGGGATCTTAACTTCCTCTTTCGCTTGTACTTGCTCGTTCTCATTGGCCATTTTTCTTTACCCTCATGTAGACATCCTCATCATTCAGGATGTACACCGGATCACCTGTTTCCGGATCATCAAAAATCTTTCCAGCATACTTGGACCAATATACGGTATCTCCAATATCAATCCAAGGATCTCCGACAAACCTTTGATTATCTGGGTCCCAAGTCCTAAAAGCTAGAGGCCCGATCTGGATAACGGTTCCTTTTTGTGTTGCCATATTTTCTCGTTTTACAGCTTCTTTAGCAATAACGAGACCACTCTCTGTAACTTCTTCCAGTTCTGTTTCTGGTTTGCACAATACTCGGTGCCCTAATACTTCAAGACTCATTCTGTGATATCTCCTCTAAATTAATCTCTTCTATATCTTTATAGGCCCGTATAGCTCCTGCTACATATCTATCTCTACCAGGATCTTTACCTGCCTTTTCTCCAAGGTCTTCTTGCAAAGCTTGAATTCTCATCCTAAGCCAGAACATCATTTGCTTAGTTACTGGATGATGCTTCCATTGGATATAATCATCCTTTTCTATTGGTTCCAGTTCGTTTGTTAGCATTGTTCTTTACTCTGTTAGACTCTCTTGTTTGTTGCATCTTTTGTCTGTGCGCCATATCTTGTTGTTGCATTTTCTGGGCACCTACCATACGTTGCTGATTAGCTGCTTGCCTAGCTTTGAGATCTTGCACGGCAATCCTTTGCATATCTTGACGCATGTTCTGTTGGTGCTTCATTTGCATAGCTTGCAATTCTGCCTGATTCTTAAGTTCAGAAAACTTAAGTTCCATAGCTTGTTTCTGTTGCTCCATCTGAGCTTTCATTTGCTCATTCTGAAGTTTCAGTTGTTCCATCTGGGCCTTAAGTTGAGCATCAACTTGTTTGGCTTGCATGTCGGCCTGTGCCTTCATCATAGCCGGATCTTGCTGTGGTTGAGGTTGAACAATCAGTCCTTGAGGAGCCGGTAGATCCAGACCCTCTAGAATTTGTTGTGTCAACATCATTGGATTAATCGTACCAAGAGGAAGGAGCATTTGCAGTACTTGCTGATACTTCATCATCTTAATAGTCGAAGAATCCCCACTAGGATCTGCTCCGGGAATGATGTCGTCTTGAGGCCCTTCAAAGTCTGATTGCTCAAGTGGCACATCCAACACAGACTGTTGCTCTTCCAATGTCTGGGGATAGATCCTACAAAGATTGTAGATCTTACGGAACTCTTTCATAAGGGACCTATAAAGTCTCTTATAAATAGCCGTGAAAACCTTCATTCCTTGTTCTACAGTCTCTTGCGTAGTCGTGGCAGGAGTATTCTGTCCCGGCATCTTACCAGTCATAATCTCGGCCACAGAGGCCAATTGATTACCTGACTGAACCAACATACCCAAGAGATTAAACAGTACTTGGCTAGGTTCCTTAGTTGGAAGAGGCATGATAGAGTTTTTCATATCATCGCCTGTAGCATTAATCATCTTCCACTCACCCGGCCTAAATGCTACCTCTCCTTGCTTAATCCTTAGTCCTTTACCCAAGAAACCAGAAGGAAGATTATTGATAGTTCCGGAATCTATAAGTTGGTTAATAAGAGTATCTACAGCTTGGTTAATTTCTCCCAGAAGTAAACCAAAGCCAAGGTCGTAAATGGCGGAATCAGGGTTGGGTATAAAGCCAAACTTTGTAAAGTATTCCAGAGGTTGGATTTTAACGATTTCTTTTTTATCATTCCATTCGATTCCATCTGATTGAAACCTAGCTACGATACGAACTACCTTTTGGGTATCCTTATGAATAGTGATAATGTAAGGTTCTTCATATCCATCATTATCAAGATCATAGAATGTATGTTGTGCCAGAAATACATGAGGAGTTGCCTCATCTACTTCCGAAGGTTTAATCAGGTTTTGTAACGATCCCTTGCTTTTCGTACTCTCTCCTTCACTCGGGTCAGGAGTTGTTTCAATGTAGTCGAGAGCTTCTTTAAGAAATTCTTCATTATTATTTACCTTTTCGACAACTTCATTACGTGTATAGTACAAGATCTCTGTTTTACGATAGGCACTTTCCAGATCTCTAGCATAGTAATTAATACAGAGATTTTGAGGAAGTACTAGTTCAGAGCAATGAACATCTCCTTTGCAATAAGTCTTTTTGAAAGAAGTTCCCAAAATAGGATTGATAATACAGAGCCTATCCATGTGCTCTTCCCAATTAGGCATCTTGTGCATAATATAGTAAGACATAAACTTGGAAATCCTAGCTGCCTTACCATATTTAGTTCCATCAGGATCATAGCCAATGACTTTGGCTTTAACTACATTTCCGTCAGACGGAACAAGTGCCGGATAAGATCTGGCAGCAAATTGCATAGCTGCCGTAGCTACTAGAGGATACTTGACATTGGAAGCATTAGGCCAAGGAAAACTTTTACCTTCATTAACCAATGTAGCCAACTTGATCCAATCACCGAGACGTTCGAGCCATAGTTCCCTAGACTCCTCGTCTCGCATATATCCTGCATGAACTTTCATTCCCATCTCTTCCAAGAGAAGGGTTTTATCTTTGGTCTTCTTTTTCTTAAGATCCTTGGCTATATTAGACTCGCTAAGAGCATAGTCAATATAGGCACTTGCTTGCTTATCGGTAACATCCTCTCCACCATACTCACCCTCGTTTCCCATAGGAGGAGGCATCATTTGATCCATTGCTGGAGCCTGAGCCGGATTACCTCCAATCATAGGATTCTGTGCTCCCATATTGGGAGCTTGTGGGGGTTGTTGCTGTTGCCCAGCGGGTGGACCTCCCTGTACAAAATCAACCACTATATGTTCTCCTCATCAATAGCCGGTTATTTGAGACCGGCCTAGATCGTAAAACCCGCCAATGAGTTTTTGCTCCTCATACTCGTCCTCGTCTAATTCTTCTTTGGTGGGGGCATCGTGAAATTTGTTTATCGCGAGACCGACAAGGGAAAGTGCGTCAACTTGGTCATCGTGCTGTGCCCTTGGGAACTTAAGGAGTTCATCCTCTAGATCAGGCCACCAATCGGCCTTTTTATCTACTTTAATACGGCCAGCTCTTGCTCTGGCTCGAAAGGCTTGAGCACGTTGAACCTTGTCAACACTTGAAGCAATCAACTCCATGTTAAAAAAGAAGCCTTCCTCGGACATTTTAGCCTTAAGGAGAGGCAAGATGGAATTAGTGATAAGTCCTTTTTCTATAACTACAAGGAAAGGATCATACTGCTTCGCTAAATCCATGAATGTATCACAGATGGTGAGAGAATCCATACGTTCACGGATAATGTGCCTAATATGGAGGTTTCCTTCATCATCTACACCCGATACTATAAACACAGAATAGTCACTCTTGGACTTTTGTGTTACAGCTAAGTC